TTCGTGGTACAACTGCACAGGGTTTGCAGGTGGCTGATCCGCGCCTCTCCTGGTTGACCTCCGGGTAGCGTTGAGCAGTAACCAGCCCGAATGGACGGGTCGATGAAGTACCAACTTCATCGACCCGTCTTTCTGTTCCGAGGGAGATGGCCCGGCGTGAACCGATACACCAAGGTTCAGGATCATTTCGACACCACGCATCGAGATCCCGATGAAAGCATCCACCTGCACGGTCACCGTTTCACGGTTGAGGCGGTCGAGCAGTCCGAGATTGAGACCGGCCTTGCAGAGGATCTCCATGCGCTCGTCCTGGAGCTGCACCTCCGCGACCTCGGCCAGATGCTCGTGGGTGGGAGCCAGACCCTCCAGGGACTGGCGTCGTGGTTCATGGAACGTCTCCTGACCCAGCATCCCCGGACCACCTCGGTGGAGATCTGGTACGACTCCAACCACCGGGCCGGCATCACGAGGGCCGTGCGATGAGCGGACGCATGAACGACTACAACCTGCTCGAGCGCCAGTACTGCTCGGGCGACATGTCGCTGCGCGAGCTGTGCCGCATGCACGGCATCACCAACCACTCCTCGGTCATGGAGTACTCCAAGAAGCACGGCTGGGCCCGCAAGCGTGCCGAGTACCGCGAGACCGTGGTCAACCGTTCGGTGATCTACATGGCCGACGACGAGGGCAAACGGATCGCCCTGGAGGCCAAGGTCCGCGACAACGCCATCGAGGCGATCGACGAGGCCATCACCAAGATGCGGTCCGACATGCAGTCCACCCGCAAGGTCCTCAAGGACGGCGTCTGGGTGGAAGAGCCCCTGATGACGATCAAGCCCACGGACCTTGCGCTCCTCGTCGACCGCCTGAACGTGCTCTTCGGCCGCCCGGCCAACATCACGGAGGAGCGCAGCATTGGTATCAACCTCACCGGAACCGGAGTGGGACCCGACATCCTCCGAGGCATTGTCGAAGCTACTCGGGGGCTCACCGACACCGGCAGCTCTGCTCGATCTCCGTTCCCGCGCATTGGTGGCCCTGGCACAAACTGACGGCCCCGAGGCGGTCTTCGCTTACGGTGAGCTGGTCTTCGGGTACGTTCCCTCGTCCCACCAGCGCGAGATGGTCACCCAGACGCTGGACGCCATCTATCGCCGCGAGAATGCCGTCTACCTCCTTCCTCGGGGAGGAGCCAAGACAACCTGGGACAACACGATCCTGTGCTGCTGGCTGATCGGGAAATACCCCGATATCCGCATCGGCATGGTGTCCAACACCGATACCCAGGCCAAGGACTTCAGCCGGGCGATCAAGTACACGATCCAGGCCAACTCGGCCCACAGGCTGGTGTTCCCGACCTCCGTTCCGTCATCCGAGAAGTGGACCGACAAGGAGTGGCTGGTCGGGGAGTCTCGATGGCTCGGATCCAAGGACGTGACGATGTTCGCCGTCGGGGTCGGCGGCGCGATCATCAGCAAGCGTTTCGACCTCATCCTCATGGACGACATCCTGGACGAGGAGAACACGCAGACCGTAGATCAGCGCGAGAAGGGTGAGACGTGGTTCAAGAAGACCCTCAAGCCCTGTCTGGCTCCTGACGGCGTGGTTGTCGTCATCGGCACCCGGTGGGGCGAGGAAGACCTCTACGAGCAGTTCATGAAGCCCGCCTGGGACGGCGGGTTCGGCTGGCGCAGCCACGTCATCTCGGCCCTCCGCGAGGACGAGAACGGGATGCTCACCAGCTACTGGCCCGAGTACTGGTCCGTCGAGCGCCTTCTCAAGGAGAAGGAGGAGATGGGCTCCGCGATGTTCTCGTGCGCCTACCAGAATGACATCAGCGGGTTGCTCGAGGGCAACATCTTCCACGGTCCCTTCGACCATTTCACGACCCTGCCCGAGGGCCACCAGTACACCCTCCGCATGGGCGTGGACCTCGCATCGTCCACCAGCGAGCGAGCTGACTTCACGGCCCGGGTGACGACGGCCGAGGACGTGTGTCCGGGGACCTGCAGCCAGAAGGGCATGTTCTTCGTCCTCTCGGCCTACCGCGACAAGCGTGAGAGCCACCACGCCGAGTTCATCTACGACGGCTGGATGGCCTATCCGTCCATCAGCCTGGTGCTTGTCGAGAAGGTGCAGTTCCAGTCGACCCTGGTGCAGGAGGTCATGGAGGACTACCCCAAGATCCCGATCGAGGGGAAGCCGGCCGACGGGGACAAGACCACGCGTGGGCGTGCCGTAGCAGCGAAGTACGAGGCCCACAAGGTCTTCCACCACACATCCCTGCGGGGGACCGCATTCGAGGTCGAGCTGTTGTCGTTCCCCAAGGGCCATGACGACTACGTCGACGCGCTCGGGTACTCGATGGACATGGGTGGGGACAGCTTCTTCTTCGGCAGCCTGAAAACGAGGACCCAATGATCGATCCGGCGAGGCAGTTCCGGGAGATGGAGTTCAGGGACGGCAAGCGCCAGGTTCCTGACTATCTCGCCATCCTCATGAGTGGTATCGAGACCGTTCGCATGACCTACGAGGAAGCGATCGCGGCCGGCAACAAGCAGGCCGAGGAGACGTTTCTGAACGCCCAGCAGGACAGGATCCTTGCGGCGCACTTCCGGGAGCAGCGTTGACGTGGGCCTGATTGCCGATCTCCTCCTCTCGTACCGGACGAGCCCGAAGAACCTCCCACCCGGTAACGCCACCCTGGTCTTCCAGGAGCGAGGCAAGGTCGGCAAGACCTCGAGCGCCCTGTTCCGCAACTGGGCCGAGCACTCCGAGTGGGTTCGTGCCGCGATCAATGTCCGCAAGGCACAGGTCTCCTCGGCCGAATGGGACATTGTCGCGTTCGACCAGACCAAGAGCTTCAGCGAGGAGAAGCAGCAACAGCTTCGCGACCTGTTCAACCGTCCCAACCTCGCGGTCGAGAGCTTCCGGTCATGGGTCGAGCCGATCGTCGAGGATGTGCTCGTTCTCGATGCCGGCGTGATCGAGAAGGAGCGGACCCTCGGCGGAGGGGTTGCCTACCTGCACGCCGTGGACGGGGCCAAGATCAAGGTCAACTCCCTGTGGGACGGCGACCCCGACGAGACCCGGTACTACTGGATCCCGGCGCCGCAGCACGAGGTCCCCTTCCGCAACGAGGACATGCTCTACATCATGGCGAACCCCAGGACGTACTCCGTCCTGGGTCTTTCTCCGTTGGAGACGCTCAAGAACACCGTCGACGCCGAGGTGAACGGGTCCCAGTACAACCACCGCCAGGTCATGAATGCCGCCCCCGACGGCATGCTGGACCTCGGCGAGGGGGCCCGCCCCGAGCAGGTCGATGCGTTCAAGAGCTACTGGCAGTACGAGGTGGCCGGCAAGGGGGCGATGGCCTTCATCGGCGGCACCAAGGGAGCCAAGTTCTTCCCCTTCCGTGGGTCCAACCGCGACATGCAGTACCGGGAGTGGCTCGACTACCTGGTGCGCAAGATCTGCGCGGTCTACCTGATCAGCCCGCAGGACCTGGGGCTGACGTTCGACATCAACCGGGCAACGTCAGAGACGCAGATGGAAATGACCGAGGACCGGGGTCTCCGTCCGCTGCTCGCGCTCGTGCAGGACTACTTCACGCGGGAGATCGTCTGGGACGAGTCCTTCGGAGGGAACACGAACAACCTCGCGTTCCGTTTCACTCGACTGAACATCAAGGAGTCCATGTCCAAGGCCAACATCAACAAGTTGGCGCTCGCAGGCATGCCTTGGAAGTCGGTGAACGACGCGCTGTTGGACGAGGGTCGGCCTCCCAGGGGTGATGTCAACGACGAGAACAACCCGTACAACAAGCTCATGGCGAATACTGCCCTGGGTGTCGTGACCGTCGATGACGTGCTCACGGCCAGGGAGGTCGCCACACCGCCGCCCACACCGTCGTCGGGACAGTCGTCGAAGACTTTCTCCTAGACGCGGCTCCTGGGCCCAGCAGAGGAGTCATCAATGGCCGCAACACTCGTCCTGTCCGTGCAGTACGGTGCCTCCGCAGGCACCCCAGCGGACTCCGTTCCGGGCATCGACCTGATCAGCGCGGACAACTACTACAACACGTTGTCCAACCGTCAGGCGAACCCGATCACGGTCGGAACCAATAGCTATGAGAAGTGGATCCGGCTCAAGATCACCGCAACCCCCGCGAACTACGTCCAGAGCTTCATGGTGTGGTTCAACAGCACGGTCGACACCTCGACCACGTTGTACTTCACCGGGGGCTATGTGACGTACCAGCAGGGCACCACGGGACCCTCCGGCATCGCCAACGCGGTGTCCACCGCCTGGACCTCGAGCACCAAGGCCAACTGGGACACCGCCGCGTACTGGGGGACCGGTGGGGTCGGCCAGTACACCAAGTACCTGGTCCTCCAGCTCGCCGTGGGCGCAACTGCCGGTCCGGGCAACTGGACGCAGCAGACCGTCAACTACAGCTACCAGGAGGCGTAGTCTCCAGGGGCCGTCGCCCGGCGGCCCCACCCCCTTCATCGCGAGAGAGGGACCATGAGCCTGACAGTCATCTGCCCCACCAAGGGCAGGCCGGCAGCGGTCGCAGCAGCCTGGGAGTCGTTCCAGGCCACCAGGATCCTGCCCGACACGAAACTTGTGTTCGCGATCAGCGAGAATGAGCCCATCGCGACCGACGACCACCTCCTGTACGAGGGCATCCCCCTCGTCATCGTGCCGCACCGGGAGTGGATGAATGAGATCCTCCAGTCGGCTGTTGATCGCGTCCTGGAAGGGGAGGCGTCCCCATCGCTCCTGGGCTTCATCGGAGACGACAACCGCTTCCGAACCGATGGCTGGGACCTCGTCGTCACCGACATCCTCGCCGGGGGCGGGTACGCCTACGCCTGGGACCTCGCCCGCAACGACATCCCCACCCACGTCTTCGTGACCGCCTCGATCGTCCGGGCCCTGGGCTACTTCGGGCTCCGTGGTGCCCGGCACCTGTACATCGACAACGCCTGGAAGGTGCTGGGCGAGGGTGCGGGCTGTCTCCACTACATGGGAGACACGATTATCGAGCACCTCCATCCGTTCTTCGGGAAGGGCCAGATGGACAACGTCTACCGTGACGCCAACTCCGAGGAGATGTACTCCCACGACCGAGAGGTGTTCGTGAACTGGCTGAACAACGGAGCGGAGCAGGATGTCGCGAAGGTGAGGGGCGAGCTTGCCTGAGATCGTCGGACTGCTTCCGATGGGCGGCAACGGGATCCGTCTTGGGATGCCGTTCCCCAAGCCCCTGGCACCTACGATCACCAGCGACGGGATCATCCCGATCTACCAGCATGCCCTGCGCCAGGTTCGCACCGTCACGTCTCTCGCCTATGCGCTCGTCCGGCCGCACACTTGCGAATGCCTGATGTCATCCGTCGAGGCAGACGGGATGAAGGTCCTGGTCACGGTGGAGGCCAACCTCCCCGCAGCCCTCGGGGATGCCGGGTACATGATTGCGGACAAGCACGGCGAGGACACCCTCGTGGCCTGTGTCCTGCCGGACTCGATCTGGCGTCTCCACGAAGGCAAGACCATGGAGAATGTGGTCGGGGCGGTCAGGGGCGACGGCGCCCTGGCGTTGTTCACGGCTGGCTCGGCAGAGCTGGATGACGTGTTCCTCGACGGTGATCGGGTGAAGGCCGTCCTGACCAAGAAGCCGGGGTCGGTCCGGCAGGTCATGGGCTGGGGAGCATTCGTGGTCAGGGCTGGGGCCCTGGCGAAGTTCACGGACGCCGAGAAGGATGGTCCGCAACTCGGCAAACTCGACATGGGCTGGGTACATCTGGGTGCGTATGTGGATCTCGGGACACAGGATCGGTACATCAGGTTTCACGATACGAGGTGGTGGCTGAACCATGGCGGAGAAGATGATTAGCTCTGACGGCACCGTCAAGGTTTACGTCAGGGACGAGTACAGGCCGGGGATGGATCTCGAAGCCTACGCCCGCCAATGGGTGGACATGGTCCCGCACCTGGGCCACCTGATGGACCTGGCGTCCACCGCCAGGGTGGTCGCGGAGTTCGGAGTACGGGGTGCCGTGTCCTCCTGGGC